GTTTGATACGCCCGAGGCAGCGCAGTGGTTTCTGCAGCAGCTCATGGGTCCATACGAAGGTTTTGAAGACGTCAACAACGAAACGGTGCACTAAATGCCAGGAACTATGGATAAAGCAATCAAAGAGGCCGAAAAGATGGGCGTGGTCGTTACGCCATCCATGATGCGGCGCTTTGCCGGTAAACGTCGTGTAACACCACGGCGCGCAAAAAACACGCGGGGCCGCAAGCCTATTGAAGAATGAAGACGATACAGATCGACTACACGCCACGGCCGCTGCAGGTCGAGCTGCACAAGATGCTCGACCAGAACCGCTTCAATGTGCTGGTCATGCATCGCCGGTTTGGCAAGACGGTCTGTGCCATCAATCATCTTCTCAAACGCGCCATCGAGGAGCAGAAGCCTAACCCGAGGCTGGCTTACATCGCGCCGACCTACCGGCAGGCAAAGAACGTCGCCTGGGACTATCTCAAGCAGTTTAGTTCAAAGATACCCGGCACGCGCTACCATGAGACAGAGCTGCGCTGTGATCTGCCCAACGGTGCTAGAATAAGTCTGCTGGGATCTGAGAACCCGTCCAGCCTGCGGGGCATCTATCTGGACTTTGCGGTCATGGACGAGGTTGCCGATATGCCGGAGTCGATCTTTCCCGAGGTCATCCGCCCGGCACTGTCTGACAGAAAAGGCGGCTGCACGTTCATAGGCACGCCGCAGGGCCACAATTATTTTTATGATCTGTGGGAAGCCGCTGCCAACACTGACGGCTGGGCGCGCAAGATGTACAAGGCATCCGAGACTGATCTGTTGGATGCCGAGGAACTGGAAGCCGCCAGGGCGACCATGACCGATGACCAGTACAATCAGGAGTTTGAGTGTAGCTGGGTGGCAAACGTCCCCGGCTCGGTCTACGGCAAAGAACTGCAGGACGCCGATGACAGTGACAGAGTGACCAGCGTACCGCACATCGGTGACTTCAAGGTCGATACCCACTGGGACATCGGGATGCACGATTACACAGCGATCTGGATGACCCAGTCGCTGCCGGGTGGTCGCGTCAATGTAATAGATTTTTATCAGAACCAAGGCGAAGGATTGCCGCACTATGTTCGAACGCTGCATGAAAAAGGCTACGTCTATGGCACACACAATGGTCCGCACGATCTCGAAGTGCGTGAAATGGGGACTGGCAAAAGTCGCCGCGAAGCTGCGTACAATCTTGGCCTCAATTTTAGAGTGGTGCCGCGACTGCCTGTCGAAGATGGTATCCATGCTGCGCGGCTCCTGATACCGCGCTGTTACTTCGACCGTGACAACTGCCGCGAGGGGCTGGAAGCACTCAGGCACTACCACCGATCTTATAACGAGCGCACGCGACAGTTCCGCGACCAGCCCGTGCATGACTGGTCAAGCCATGCTGCTGATGCGTTCCGCACAGCTGCAATCGGACTTGAGACACAACGACTAGCAAACGGCAAGCCACCGCAGCGCGATGCGGTGATGAGCTATGACCCTTACAAATATGAAGGAGCCAGACTGTGAGTTTTTTCGCCCCTGAACCGCCCAAGCCACCGCCCCCGCCGCCCATTCCGCCCGTTCCCCCTGACCCGCCGATCAAGCCGAAAGAGGCCAAAGAATCGAAGCGCGTTGAACGTCAGGCACGCCGCAAACGTGGTTTGCGTCAGGCAAACGTCACAGGCGGCATGGGTCTGACGACCGAGGCGCCAACCACGAAGAAGACACTGCTGGGACAGTAGAATGGATGATCCGCGCGCGTCAGCGTTAATGAAGCGATACCAGACGCTGCAAACTAATCGCAGCCACTGGGAATCGCATTGGCAGGAGCTAGGCGATTATGTATGCCCACGCAAGGCCGACATCACAAAGAAGAGAACCGGTGGCGATAAACGCACGGAATTGATCTTTGACGGCACCGCGATACATGCGGCCGAGCTGATGTCTGCCAGCCTGCACGGTATGCTGACAAACGCGGCGACTCCGTGGTTTGATCTGCGCTACGAAAACGACGAGCTGAACGGCGACGACGAGGCGAAAGAATGGCTCGAAGGCGCGACCGATGTCATGTATCAGCATTTGGCGCGGTCAAACTTCCAGGAGCAGATCCACGAACTTTACTCGGATCTGGTCACGTTTGGCACCGGCGTGATTTTTATCGAGAACGATGACGATGATGGTTTCCGGTTCAGCACCCGGCACATAGCCGAGGTGTATGTATCGGAAGATGAACAGGGGCGCGTTGATACGGTCTTTAGAAAGTACAAGACCACGGCGCGCGCCGCTGTGCGGCAGTTCGGAGATGCGAAGGTTACACAACGCGTTGCGAAATTGAACACTGACGATCCTTACGCAGAGATCGAACTGCTGCACATTGTTATGCCGCGCGAAGATCGTGACCGGCGCAAACGCAACGCGGTCAACAAACCGTTTGCAAGCATTTATCTGGACCCCGGCGAGAAGATGATCATTGGCGAAAGCGGGTTTGACGAGTTTCCGTACTGCGTGCCAAGATTTCTCAAGGCATCGTTTGAGATCGGCTACGGTCGCTCGCCAGCAATGACGGCGCTGCCCGACACCAAGATGGTCAACAAGATGTCCGAGATCGTCATCAGGGCATCACAGCTGCAGATACATCCGCCTTTGATGGTGCCAGATGATGGTTTCATGTTGCCTGTGCGTACCACGCCCGGCGGTCTGAACTTTTACAGGTCAGGCACAAGAGACCGGATCGAGCCTCTTAACATCGGCGCTAACAACCCGCTGGGTGAGATGCAGCTTGAACAGCGCCGCCAGGCAATCCGCGCGGCGTTCTACGTTGATCAACTAATACTCGGCACCGGGCCGCAGATGACAGCCACAGAGGTTGTACAAAGAACGGAAGAAAAAATGCGTTTGCTTGGGCCTGTCCTGGGACGCCTGCAGGCCGAGTTGCTGCAGCCGCTGATCGGTCGTTGCTTTGCAATCCTGTCAAGGCAGAAGGCGTTCGCTGCCGCCCCGCCGGTGCTGCTCGACGGTAAAATTAACATTGAATATGTGTCACCGTTGGCGAAGGCACAGCGCACCGGCGACGTGCAGGGTATCCTGCAGATGATCGAGTTCTTGATGCCGCTGATGCAGCTTGATCAAGGCGTGGCCGACTACCTTGATATGGACGGCCTTGCCAAGCACATCATCAAGGTCACTGGGACGCCTGCGACTGTGGTGCGTGGTGAGGGTGAGGTGTCCGGTATCCGCGAGAACCGCGCCGCTGCCATGCAACAAGAACAGGAACTGATGGCCGCACAGCAGGTCGCAACCGCGGCAGGCGAAGCCGCACCGGCACTGCGCGCGGTAGACGAAACAGAAATCGGTCGCGAACTGATTGAAGGCGCCGCATGACGCCGAAAGAACTACGCCAGCTCTACCGCACCGTTCTGATGAGCGAGGACGGCGAGAAGATGCTGGAGGATCTGAGCGCGCGCTTTGGTCTGTGGAAATCGAGCTACACGCCCAACTCGGACGAGACGGCGTTTAGAGAGGGGCAGCGCGATGTGGTGCTGTTTCTTCACAACTTTATCAAGGAACAACAACCGAAGGAGTAAGTACACATGTCTGACGAACAGGTAGCGGAGGTCGCGGAAGCGGAAACCCCGTCTGGAGGAGAAGACTGGAGATCAATGATCTCTGAAGATTTGCGATCCGACGCATCGCTGCAGCACATAGGTTCTATAGATGCGATGGCAAAAAGTTACATCAACGCGCAGAAGATGGTCGGCGCTGAAAAGCTGGCGATACCCGGCAGCTGGGCGACCGAGGAAGACTGGGATCTGGTTTACAACAAACTCGGCCGACCGGCAGAGGCTGGCGACTATGATCTCGGCGACATGTCGGGCGATATGGCGGACTGGTTTAGAGAGGCAGCGCATCAGTCAGGACTGTCTGATCGACAGGCGCAAAGACTCGCACAAGCCTACGACGAGTTTGCAGGTCAGGCGACGGTCATGTCTGAGGAAGCGATGGAGACCCACCGCGAGAATATTGAGTCTGAACTGCGGCAGGAATATGGCGGCGAGTTTGATGACAAGATGGTTCGCGCGAATGAGCTGCTTCGAGAGTTTGATGCGCCAGACCTGACAGAGATACAGCTTGCCGATGGCAGCCTGCTTGGTGACAACCCCGAGCTGGTACGG